GTGGTGCAGATTTATTGATTATTGATGATCCACACACGGAACAAGATTCTATGTCTGATGTTGCTATGGAACGTGCATATGATTGGTACACATCAGGACCCAGACAAAGATTGCAACCGGGAGGCTCGATACTTTTAGTAATGACACGATGGGCTGAGGATGATTTAACTGGTCGCTTGTTACGTGCTCAAACAGAACCGAAAGCAGATGAGTGGAGACAAATTTCTTTTCCTGCGATCCTCGATTCAGGGAACCCTGTCTGGCCTGAGTATTGGGAAGTAGAAGAACTAGAAAAAATAAAAGCCTCCATCCCGATTCGTAACTGGTCAGCCCAGTATATGCAAGAACCAACTTCTGATGAAGGTGCGATTATAAAACGTGAGTGGTGGCAACCTTGGAAACACGAAGGTGTTCCTAATTTAATGCACGTCATACAAAGTTACGATACAGCATTTAGTAAAAAAGAAACTGCAGACTATAGTGCGATTACAACATGGGGTGTATTTTTTCCCGAAGAGGGAGGAGCACCACAGGTGATGTTGTTAGATGCTTTTCGTGGCAAGTTTGATTTTCCAGAACTCAAAGT